CTGATGCTGCGATATCATCATCACCAATAGGTGCACGTTTATTACCCATATACCCATAGCACGAGTTAATCAAAATCTTGATAACCATCTGCTCAGTATTAAGTCGTTCAACTTCATACTTAAGCTCAGTATTATTAGGATCTTTCTTAAGTTTCTGCTTATACTTGAATAGCTTTTTCTTAATAACTACTCGCTTGTTATAATAATATTCTAAGAACTCTGGTATGATACCTTTCTTCTTTTGTGAGAATAGTATACCCGCTTTAGATAGGGCGCAATCTTCATCTTTAAGGAACTTTGCAAATGCAGGTCTATCTAAACTAAACTGCTTACCAGAAACATGCTGTATAACAACCTTATCTTGTAAAGTATCTATTTTACCTATCTTAGTTTCCGGTGACGTATTGAGTGATATCATAACGTTCGGGTATAGTGAGTTTGCATCGAAAGATACAATATGTTCTTTGAAGCCTGACTTCGGCTCTGCAACATAAGCACCTGGATTCTTACCCTCTGCTTCTGCTCTTACAAACGTGGAAATAATCTCACCACGTTTACGAGCTCGTATACAAAGCGCTCCGTTAATCACCTGAATAGTACCCATAGCACCTTCAAGGGTAGTTAAACCAACATACGACAGCATACGTAATAGGGGCATATACTGAAGTTTCTCTTCCAATCTTACGAGAAGGTTAACGTCTTGAATGTTGTAGTCGATAAATGTATTCCAATCCTCTTCAGATAACTGAGCAAGGCTCATACCTCCATAGTCAACCTTATTCTCACCAAGCTCTAATTCACCGATAGCATCGAGTTTATATGACTCGCGTAACTTTAAACAAAAGCGTCTGTAAATATCTAAAAAGTCTAAGCATGCAATACCATCAATATAGTAACGCTTCTTTTCTTGACCGAACTGACCGCGCATCATCCTGAAAAATACGTTACCTACTGGTGACATACGCTTTACGTATTCGTTACCTAAGATACGCTCCATCCGGTTAATGATATATGGAATATCGAAACCTTCACTGTTCCAACCGGATAAGATATCCGGGTAATCAGCTTCTAGATATTCCAAGAACTTAATAAAAAGCTCGCGCTCACTATCACAATGCACATATATGAGGTCATCGCGACCCGCACCAGTATAAGGCTTTAATCCGAACGTATGAAACTTCTTACTAAAGTTATCGTAACAAGTTATAACGTTTACTGTATGAGTAGGGTCATCGATATCCGGAAATGAATCGACAGAAAAGGTCTCAATATCTAAAAAACAACACTTTAGGGGATGCTCACTAAACTCCGGCTTTTCGTTCTCTTGCCAGTACATATCAAGCAAGTATTGCTGTGATACAGGCGTATTTTCGAAGACCCTTTTGACTCCTGAGTCCGTTAAGAATCTGCTTCGTTATAAGAGTTATTAAACTTCTTTTTCTTAAGCTTAGTACCATAAATCGATGTCTTATCTCCTCGAGGGTCTTCTGTATAAAGATAAGGCTCGAACGAAGAGTTGTACGAAATACGATTACCATCTTCATCCCACGTAAAGATAGTGATTACACTCTCGCGATTATTGTATATTACGTTTCTATATGACATCTACGTCATTATTATAGCATAGTTCCTTATTGCCACAACGGGATATATTTTCTTTTTGGATCATCAAATTTTGTATTTAACGCTTCAAGATGTGAGCCGATATTTGGCTCTAATTCCAAAATACGATTAGCGCCTATCTCTCGTAACTTATAAACGTTCTTGTAATACTTTGTACGGTTCTTCCAATCGAGAATTGAGTCGACTTTATCAGAAAGCTCTTGTACTGATCCAAACTTTAAGCTATCTGGTGCAGTATAATATGTTTCCATATCTTGACACAGGCAAGGTATGCCTAAAGTGCACGCTTCAATAAATTTAATATCTGATTTAGCTTTATTAAAGCTATTATTCTGTAGAGGTGCTACCATTAACTGCGCATTAAGATTAGCAATGAATTGAGGGTACTGCAATAAGTTTTGCCATCTATAAAATTCAATCTTACCGCTAGTTACTAAATCAGCTAGCTGTGGTGGGTAAGCACCGACAAAAACCCATTGATATTTATCAACAGTCGCACGTACATAGTCTCTTACACCTTCAAAATCATCCTTGCCGGCAACCTTATTATCAACATCATAATGGGCGCCAGAACCAGTATACAATATACGTGGCTTCTTTTTATTTTTATCAAAAGAATCTACAACCTTACGTCCATTAAACTTATTACCCATCCAAAAGTCTGGTACAAAGTTAGGTACAACACTTATTTTTTCTTGACCGGTACGCTTCTTGTATAAGTCTCGCATATAAGGGCAAGTAACCGTAACCTCATCAACCAGATTTATCATTTCGACACAATTAGACCTTATTTCCTCTGTGTCAAAAGCAAACTTAAATTTATTGTAGTCTGGTATATCTTCCTTAAATACTACATCATCAACTTCATAAATAATTTTAAATCCTGCCTCTTGTTGAATTTGTTTAAGGAACTTTAAAAATTGTAATTGTGCGGATGAAGCTTGTCTTTGTAATTTAACTGCCTTAATACCCTTATAAAAACGAGGATCAGATACCATCGCTGTTAGAGAGTGAGATATACCAACACCTGTAGCGTTTATAACTTGCTCTGGCCATAAAATACGCCAATGACCACAACCAGATAGATCAGCAAGGTAGTTAAGGTATCTTGGCATTCCGGCCTCTCTCGGTTGAGGTTTTTCTACTTTTATTTGAGGTGCTTGAGGGAATGGTGACACAAATGGTGATTGTGGGAATGGTGATGGGTTAATCATTCTTATATAATTAGTTTAAATTTCTGTATAATCAATCCGATGAGTTATACCATTTTCCTTCTCAAGCCAAATAACTTCACCAGTAACTGCTTTAATGGATTCTTTTCTATGTGATATAACTATCGAACATTCATCAAGTTCTTCAACTCGATCTTGTAATATTTGCGTAATAAGTTCAATACCTTTCTCATCAAAAGATGAATCAAACAATTCATCATATATGGCAATATTATACTTAACACCTCCCTGCATACGTCTAATATCAGCGAAGGTAAATAAGCATGCTAAATCAATAGACTTTCTTTCTGCTCCAGAGAAGTTAAAGTAAGAGCAAACTTTATTCTTTTCGTTAAGTATCTCCTCTTCGAAGTATTCGTTAAAGATACATATAGAGTTTGAATCTAATCTACGTAAATACTGCAGCAATTTATTATTAAGTAACTCTAACAGCTTGTTAACGATGTATGACTTAACACCTTCTTCTGATACAACATACTTAACAATATCTAGCTTTGCTAAACGTTCACGTAGTTCCTTTACTTTGACTTGCAAAGACTCTAAATCTTTATTTGTACTTTCTATTATTACATCTATGTCAGTTTCTGTAATGTTTACTGACTTAATATCTTCACCCAACTCTTCTTGCCACTTGGTAAGCTGACCAATCCTTAACTTAATATTTTCTTGTGCTTGTAAATCTAGTTTAATCTGGGACAACTCTTTGTTACTACCGGCTATAGCCTGGTTAACCCGTAACTTAATATTCTTAGCTTTAGTTAGCTTTTCTTGTATAGCTTTTATATCTCCAACCATCGCCTCAATCTCTTCTTTGAGGGCTTTTCTTTCGATTTCGATATATTCAGTATCATGTTCTTCAATACTTCGAAGACAAACAGGACACTTTTCATTTGATGTACCAATCTTTGCATATGTTGTTTTTGTATGAGTTACTTCTGCTTTTTTAGTGCTTATATTCTCAATAAGACCGTTTATTTTTTCGTCACAAATATTTAGTTTACCCTCATACTCTTTTATATTATCTCTAACATTATCTATATTCTTTTCATCTACAGAAACTGTCTGAGTTTTAAGATTACTCAGTTCAGATTCATTTGATCCTTTACGTTCAAGATATAACGCATGTTTTTCCTTACGACGTTCTAAAATTTTAGTACGCTGATCTTTATAGTTATTACAACTCTTACTTACTTCTTCTAGTCGGGTAAACTCTGTATCATGTTCACGCTTTATATCGTTATATTCACTTCTTAGGTGTGATAACATTTGACCAAACACTTCCATACCAAAAATATCTTCGATAAACTTACGCTTCTCAATTTTATTTTTTGCCATAAATGGTATCGCGTTGTTAACTGTCATAATAACACAGTTCTGAAAGATCGAAGGTGTGGCGCTGGTTACTTGACTAATATATTTGTTTGTATTNGATATACTATCACGGGTCTTATCAACACCTTCTTTAAATACAAAGACCTTTGATGGGTTAAGATGTCTAACTATTTTATAATTACTAACACCCTTAGTTGACTTAATTTCAAAATCCAATTCTACATGGGTTCTACCTCCAGTAATGTTATTAGGTATAAGATCTTTTTTAAGTTCGCGTAATGTATCACCGAATATAGCAAAATAAATAGAATCAGCTACTGTACTCTTACCAATAGCATTTCGACGATCCGGTTTATCACGATTTGTACCTGTAATAACATGTAAACCTTTTGTAAACTCTACTGTTACAGGGTCTTCACCTACAGATAGAAAATTTATTATACTTACCTTTTTAAAGTTTACTTCTTTCATATAGACCGAGAGTATAATCAATTATATCTTTTTTATTGTCAATATCAAGCATGTTTACAAACTCTTCAATAGCTTGCTCTACATCAATACCTGATAAGTCTTCTTTATCTTCTGTATTTTCTAGTAAACGATTAAAGTTAATATCATAGTCAACTGTTAAACCTTCGGGTTTAAGCTTGACGAGTACGCCAAGGAGTACGTCCAGATCTTCTTGCGATATATTCATATCAACCTTTAGTTTAACTATGTTATTAGTAACACTCTGTATTACATAAGATGTAATTTCACCTTCCTCTACCAATTCACTTAAAGCTATCTTTTTATAGCAGGGTGATATATGATTAGGTTTAAATTCATACTCTAAAGTATCTAGATCTAGAATATGGTAGCCTTTCTGGTTACCAGCATCACCGAAGTCCATTTGAAAGGGATTACCAACATATAAAATAGTACCTGAACCGAAAGTCTTTTCATGCCTTGTATGGAAGTGTCCTGATATAATCAAACTAGACTTCTTCAAAAGATCTTTTACCTTTACACCCTCCTCACATACCTTGTAGGTATTCATTTTAAACGTCTCAATTTCAAAATGACCGAATATAATATCACTCTCTTCGATATTTTTAACGTTTGTATTCCAAGGACAAAATGATAACATACGATCGTATGCTTCTAAAGTCTGATACTGCTCTAGAACAGTTACATTTTTTCTATTCTTAAATATAGAAAGGGAATTTACATCCGTTCTATGCTTGTAGTAGATATCATGATTGCCAGTTATTGCAATAACGTTAAACTCCGATAAGATGTCCAATATATCGGCAGATATTTGTAACGTATTGACTGATATTTCACTTCTATTATGATGCCAGTCACCACAAAATATAATGTCCTCGATCTTATTACGGACACATTCTTCTTTAAACCAATTAGCCCACTCTAAGGCATAATTATGCCATTCTGTACTATTAGAATGAACCCCTAGGTGAAGATCAGATATAATAGCTACTTTAGGCTTTCTAAGCGTCGGGATCATCATCACCATCAACAGGTTTTACATAAACATGACCATGGGTATTGTTAGGATCGGACATATAGTCTTCGTAAACCTGCTCTTTATAAGATGTAATAGCTTCATGATGCTTTTTCTCTTTCTTAATTCGATTAATAAAGGCATGATAAGCTATTGTAGTAAAATATGAAAATGGGTTAGAGTTATTCTCAAATTTATACTTCTTATATTTGAGAGCCGAATACATCTTAATCAATGCATCACCAATCATATCATCTTTGTATGAATAATTAATAAATGACGAGTTATAACTTAAACCGTAAGCAATCTTCTTAATATTCTCGGCGAGATCATCCGTCAAGATATCAGAGTCATAATACTTCCTTAAACTCGCTTTAAAGACTTTAGGTTCTATATAATATTCAGCTTTCTTCTCTTTGGACATTTAATATATTATAAAGTATCTATGATATAAGTCAAGTTAAATTTACAGTTGATTCTGTATAGCGTATTTTTTCAGACTCATAGATTTCCTTACGTTTTTCATTGTGTTTTATACCATATGGCAGATTGTCGCATATATCAATAATAACTAACTTGTTTTTACTATGATGCTTACGTAATCCGCGGCCGATTGATTGAACTGTACGTACAAACGACTTACCACCTGCGGCAAATACAATGTTATGAAGATTTTTAATGTTAACACCAGTAGAAAAGATAGCACTAATAGCAACACATATAACATTATGTTCCTTTTCCATTATACCTTTAATTTTATCACGTTCTTCTACATCTACCTCACCTCTAATGAAGTAAACTTGTTTATCCTCTAGAGTACTAAGGTAATTCATTAAAGCCTCACCATGTTTTATGTGATTAACCAATATCAGAGTGTTATTTGGTAGTTTACCTACCAACTTGCTTAAGAACGTGTTACGATCAAAGGATTCGTATATAAAGTTAAGCTCTTCTCTATATCTATCTTGTGTTTCATAACGTATTTTGTCTTTATAGTTAAGATTAAGTATCTTAACGTTAACATTAGCTAGATAATCCTCCATTCTAAGCTCATAACTCGTTTTTTCATAGATAACCGGTCCTAGTTTACCAATAATAGACCATTTATCTATCTGTTTCTCAGGTAAAGTACCCGTAAATCCATATTTGTTAGGTGTTTTTATCTTCTTTACTATCTTAGATATCTTATTGCCTGATGTTATCTTGTGACACTCATCTACTATTAGTAAATCTATATGCTTTATCCAATCATTATCTTCAAACCTACTCTGTATAATGCCTATATTAGCAATAATTACATTTGCAGTAAAGTCTGGCTTTGTTTTACCGGTCCATTTAGTTAATTTGTATGTTGTTCCACAGTTTACAAACTCTTCATAAGTCTGCTTAACCAATCCTAGATCAGGTACAAGCACAATACACTTAAATGTATCTCTATCTGGACTATACCTAAAGTAATTTTCTATTAATGCTGCCGTTGTAAATGTCTTACCAGCACCTGTACCAAGAACACATGTACCTCTACCAAGTCTCATAGCCTTACCTATAACTTCTTCTTGATATTCACGCAAGTCAAAAGCAAAATCTTTATGCATCGGCTTATCTAAACCAACATCTATAGCTTTCTGAAGTGCAGGTGTTATGTTAACCTGTATATTAATCTGATTCTTAATAAGATACTGTCGAATATCCCAGTATAACCCAAGCTCACATGAGCCTAAGTTACTAATCACATACTTACGACGAGGAGCAAACCTATTAAACCTTCTAGCGAACCTAGCGCCATCATTTTCCACGCTAAAATGCTCACGCATTCGATCGTATAACGACGAATCATCACATTTAATATGAAGTTTGCCGGATGACTTTATATAATCAAAGTGTATCATACTATAACTGCTCCATCTTCTGAACATCTATAATGTTCTTAATATCAAATCCCATTTGACCCATAACTTTTTCTACTTTCTCGAGATATTCAATGATCATATTACATTCATATATCTTTGATGTAAGTTCCTGCACGGCATCATGCCGTTCAGCTGCTGATTCAGCAGCTGCTTGACTTATTTTAACAGGTGAAGTTTCAATTACTCCTTTCGTTAAAGTCTTCTTAAGAGTCTTTTTCTTATTAAGTAGCTCACCTCGCTTTATTTTAGCCTCCATCAATCTAGCCACCCAAAAATGCTTACGAGCAGGTAGTCTCATTTGAGCTTCCTTAAGATTGAAATCATCAAGTACAAGATCTTTACCGACATCTTCAATAAATTTTTTAAGCAATTCCACAAACTTAGTATAAATATAAATATGCAAGAATCAAGAGGTAAATTTGAATCTCAGTTCTTTAAGTTGTTATCAGAAGATTTAGCTGAAGAAAATATATCTGTAGGTGGTGGAGCTCTTGGAACAGCGGCGCAAGGCGGTACTATCTTTAATCCAGATAGTCAGATTAACTCAGCAGATACATATGCGCCTGGTGATGCAAGAAAACCAAAGATGTTAGGTGGTGTTCAAACAAGAAGTGGTTCCGCATCTAAGAAAAAGAAAGATAAAAAGAAGAAAGGTGTAGATGGAGTATTCTTAACCGGGGAAGAAGACGAAGAGGGTATGTGTCCAGATGCTTGTTGTGGAATGCCGATAAAAGAGTGTAAGTGTGGTCCAGAATGTGAACATTGTAATTGTTACGAGATCAACAATGGCTGATTTAGGACACTGGCAAGGATTGCTTACAGAAGATGTAATTCCTTATGGATTTATTTACGAGATAACAAATCTCACTAATAAACGTAAGTATATTGGTAAAAAACAGTGCCAATCGGTACGTAAACGACCACCTCTTAAGGGTAAGAAGAATAAACGGCATCAAATCGTTGAAACAGATTGGAGAACTTACACTTCTTCATCAAATGAGCTAAATAAGGACATAGTTGAGCTGGGAAAAGATAAATTTAAGTTTGAAATACTTATAAGTTGTGATAGTAAATGGGAACTCTCATATAATGAGATGAAGCTACAGGTAGAACGTGAGGTTTTACTGAAAGATGAGTATTACAATGGAATTATCAACGTTCGAATTGGAAAAAGAAGAAGATAACGTCAGAGGTTATGTTTTTATTAACTTAAATCGACTGTTAGAGGCCTCTTACAATGAATATACGTGGTATATTACGGAGAATGAACTAAAACTCAGTAGAAAAGACAAGAATAAGCTTGGTATACACTTTATAACAAAGAAGCTTATTAGTATTTGCTCAAAAGACCGTAAGAAGAAGTGGTTTTACTACCAAATCAATGAAAAAATAGAGAATACTCTTGTTAAGCGTATATTTAACGCACTTCCCACTAATATAACGTATGGAGATGATACCTTTAAGTCGTTTTTGAGTGAGAGAGACTACTTAACCTTTGCAAATGTTGATGCATCAGCTGTTAGTTTCCGTAAGTTTCGTAATTTTTTGAAAAGATATGAGTTACAACAACTAGAGGTTGAACTTATGAAGAATATCAATATAAAATTATCACTCCTTCCATAAATATATACATGAGCAAATTTCTTAAACTGGTAGAAGAGAGCACGCCGAATGAAGGTAGAGGTCCTTTCAAAGTAGAATACAAAGATGTTGATGGTAACTTAATGGCTACAGCTACTATACCAGATAACGTCAGTTCTTCCTATGAAAATTTTATTAAGTTCGTTGAAATGTCTAATGGTAAGTTACATGTTGTTGATAATGCTCCTCCTGTAGAAGATGCAGAAAATATGAAAGACTCAATAAAAGCTATAACTGCAATTGCTAGTTTACCAGATCAAAGTTTAGGAGGACAACTGGTAAGTTCAACTTCTAGAAAACTGGGAATGGCAAAGCGTAAAATGGCCAAAGCAGCTTTAAATATTGCAAAGTCGTTTGAAAAAGCTTCACAATCATCATAAGCCTACAAAAAAACTTAAACAAATATTAACAAAAGCAGCACAATGAAAACTAATAGATTATTCGAAAAATATATGAAGGCACTCATCGAGCAAGATGAGCTAGAGCCAGTCGATGCTACTGATGCTGCCGAACAGCCACCTGCACCTGAACCTGAAGTACTTACTTCAGAAGGAGAAAGGTTTCTTATTGAGTTAGTAATAAAAGCCTTCTTACATAAGCCTGATGAAACAGAAGCCAACATTGTTAAAGAGTTACAAGCTACCCTTCTACAGGATAGACCAAAAGATGTTCTAGAAAATATAAAAAATATGCTTGAAATAAGCCCGATTGATACTAAAACATCGTTAGGTTTAACTACAGATATTAATTCATGAACTATAATAGAAAAGATTTAGCTAATTTATATGGTCAGGTAAGAGGTAATAAAGTACCCCCACACAGATACTTAAGTGAAGCGAAAGTTACTTTTGAGTATGAAGAAGGAGAACCTCAAACACTTGAAGGTATAAGTGATAAGACAGCATATAGAGTAGCTGATTATTTACAAGACAAAGCTGAAGGATCCTTTATACTTAAAGAAGATTATAAAGTTATTCAAAAACTAGCTGAAAAGAGTGGATTTAAAACTGAAGATAGGTTCTTGAAAATATTATTTCAAGCGTTTAATAATGTCAACTATGATGGATTAAGAGAACTAGTTGATAAAAAAGACGGGCTTAATGTATTGTTACCAGAATTTTCTCAAAAGGTAGGTAGTATGGAATTATATACTATTTGTAAACCTCAACTTGCGATGTTTTTACCGGAGGAAGATCATGTACAATTTTATAATATGCTTTGGGCTAGAGATTTTAAAGAAGGTAACGTAAGTGTAGGTAATGGAGAATTAGCTTTAGCTCTCTTAACTGAAGCTACAAAAGGTAACGTCGGTGATTTAGAGATAGGTGGTACTAGTATAGAATTAAAGACTGGTAAAGGCAGAGTTATAAGTGCACGTGGTCAGAATTTTGCTGATGATAAAGCAAAAATTAACCAAATAGCGGTGTATGGTGGGATAAAAACAGGAGATGGTAGCTATACTCTCGACGGCATTAATGCTAGTACTTGGAACAGTACCTTTTGTAAGCAGGGTCTAACAAAGCAAGTCTTAGAAGAAATCGTTAACAAATACCCTGTAGATGAAAGCGGTGCTAAGTCTAAAGCGGATGAGGGTATTGTTGCACGAATACAGTATATATGCGGCCACTTACTTCACGCGTATGGAAACGGGGCTCCAGATGATGAAAATGAGGATGAAGGAGGTCATAAGTTTGACATATGGTTAGGAGTTTATCAGCACGGTAAGAAGGCATCTAAAACAGGGCCAGCTAGGTTTGCAGAAGGTACATGGGATAAAGCTAACTATATAAATGTAAAGACTCAAGAAATCATTAATCAAGCTATTGATCAAGGTTTAATTAAGTTTAGTATCGACGGTGACGGTGTTTATGGCTACTTTCCTGGTAGTAGTTCAACTGCATCTGGTGATGCAAAAGAAACAGGAGGAATGAAATTAATTAACTAAGTAATGAAAAACTTTAAACTATATTACGAGCAATATCA